TGCATTGGGTGAATGTCATAAAACACACCACCAGTATATGCGTATAAAATCCTGTTTGTACCTATGATTGCAAACTTGTTACCAGACTTATTAACTAAATGATGTAAAGCTCTTGCTGCACCCGTTAATTTATTCTCACCTAACTGTGCCCAGCCACCTATCTTTTCAGGTGTACCATATCTAAAACGTACATTATCACCACCTACCCATTGTCCTTCAGCTGTAGTTTCAGTGATCTGTTTATTAAACCCTGGTTGAAAACCTATTTTTTGTAGCATAGTTCCTCACTATATATGCTTTTTATTATTTTGGTAGTATTATATTCCACTCTAGCTTAGATATCAAATCCTGTAAATCAATATTTACTAATATTAAAAGAAATAGATATTCTAGGTTCTTTTAAACCAACTCGGGAGTCCTACATGACGTCTTGTATCAAACATATTATCTTTTGCTCCAGGTGTTTTACTATTATTATAGTGAAGAAAGACTTGAATACATTCATTACCTTTAAATTTATTTCTCCAATGCTCTAATTCACAACCAGAATAAACTAACATATCTCCTGGTTTTAAATTTATTTTAATTCCTTTTTTACCTACTTCTCCAGATGGCTCTAGATAGATTGGCCAATCATCTCCACCTAGATTCATAGTAGTTGATATCTCACAACTAAATCTATCTTTGTGTCTTTTTAAGATATCACCTTTTTTATATATTCTTGCATAGGTATAAGCGGGATATAATTTAAGACCTGTTACTTCTTCCATCTTAGGTTGGCATTTAAGCATTAATGTTTCCATAGCAATATTAGAATAGTGACTATAAGTGTTTGGTATTTGATCGTCCTGTCCTTCATAGTGACCTATAATATTTTCAAAAGGTGAAATGTATCTTTGTGCTCTACAAGTATCATAAACTTGTTTTTGCATATTAAAATAATTTGCAACAAAAGTTGCTAGGTCGTTTGATATTGCTTGACGGATAACTGTATATTTATTTTTTTTAAAACTCATTTAATTAACTTTTTTGGATCTAATGAAATATTTCCAGAAATACTTACCCTGTTTTTGTTAGATAAATAAAAAGGATATACTAAATGTATTAATTTAGAGGGAAATAACAAAATAGTTCCTTCGTCTTCAGATTCTAGTGGATACGAATAAGCAGTTATTTGGCCTAAAATATTTGTGTAACAAAATTGAAATGTATTAGACGAAGGTTCATTAGAATGTTTTATAAAAGAAAGTTCTTTTTCTTTATTATAACTGGATGGAATGTCTACCCATATTACAAATGAAAAGACACCTCGATGATTATGTACAGGGTTAAATTCAAATTTTTTTTGAAAGTTAACCCAAAACTCATGTAAAACAAAAGAACAATCTTTTGTTAAAACATTAGGTACAATGGCAGCTAAATCTTTAGGTGAATATTGATTTATTAAAGGCAGTAATACTGTTTTAAAAAACAAATTTTTTTTATCGGGTATAGAAAAAGATTCATTTATATTACCAGCTAATTTTTTATTTATTTTATTTTGTTTATTTTTTATATAAGATTTTAATTTTTTTATTGTTTTTTCATTTAATTTATCTTCTATAATTCCTACATTAGGTAAAATTTTATGCATTTTTAACCATTTCTTTCGGCACCGCTTGTATATTCCAATGTATAAATCTAAAAGGTTCAATACCAAAATCTACTGCAAACTCGTGTTCTAAGTAACCAGGAAATATAAGTAAAGTTCCAGGTTGAGGTTTGTAATGAACAAGTTCTGTTCCATTAACTATTTCTTTTATTTGTGGTTTTATTTTTAATTTTGTAGCTCTAGCCCCAGTTCTTGGTTCGTGAAAAATAGGGTATGATGTCTTATCACTACACTTTAAAAAATAAAATCCTGATACATGTTGATTCCAATGTATATGGGCTGAATGATGACCACCACCATTTTTAGCAAATTCTTGTACCCATAACTCAGTAAACACAGTTGTATATTGCTGCATATCAAAACCACACCAATCTAAAAAATCCCAAGATTTTTGACCTACATAATTTCTAAAATCTAAAAAGTCATTGTCCATCGTCAAGGGTGTTGAATGATAACTTCTTCCAAAGTCGCCATGTTTTTTAATAAATTCTTTTTCTTTTTGTTTAGCATCTTTAATGTATTGATTTGATGCTTTGTTTAAAGATTTAACAAACTCTGGTTTGTTTTCAATCCATATTGGTGTTTTAAAATATTCTGCTACTTTCATTATTTAAAAGGATATCCAAGGTTCCACATAACCAATGAATATCTTACTCCTTTTATTATAGGTTTAACTCTATGCCATACAAATGAAGGAAACACAATAATAGATCCTTTTGGAAGTATTTCTTTTGCTTGCCTTAAATGTTTAGCTTCTTCTCTCATATGGGGATCATAGTTTCTAAAATCAAACTCTAATTCACCACCTTCATATTCAGACCCATCTGTTAGTTGACAAGTCATTGATAGTTTTCTAATTTTTCCATGTTCAGGATTATTAGGATTTTTTCTATCATAAGGCTTGTCCCAGCTGTCGCAATGCCAGTCATAAAATTGATTTAATTTATATTTTGTAAACTGACATAACTCTGAACTATCCCATTCGAAATTCCAACCTGCAGCTCTATTAGCCTGATGAATGTATGGGTGTAATTCTTTATATATCCATGGCTCATTGAGCCATACTAAATCTGAATTTCTTTTTCTTTTCATATTTTTTATTTCTTGTTTTGATAATTTTTTATCTCCATATCCACCAGTTCTAGCCATTGTTTCTGATTGTGATAAACCATATTTAATTATGTCATCACATAGTCTTGGTGGTATTGCTGAAGTAAAATACCAAAAGTAATTAGATATATTCATACGTAATAGTTTGAATAAAATTAAAAGAATTTTTATTATTGTTTGAAATAATATACATATTAGTTGATGGAAACATTACAAACATATTATTTTTAAGTTCTATGTCCCAACTTCTTCCTTTACGTCTGTTGTCATCGTAATAAATTCTAACGTAACAATCTTTTACATCTACACCATACAACAATGTAAAGTCCGGAGAGTTTTTTAAATCTACAGGATCAATAGTATATAGAGGTAAAGTTATTTCTTGTTGATGATAAACTTCTCCATAAGTTTCTTTTTTTATTAAATTAATATTATATTTAACTTTTATATGTTCCGATATGTAAGTAGATAATTTGTCTAAAGTTTTAGAAAAAGGAAATCTATTGTATGCTTTGTAGTGAAATATATCTTTAGAAAGAATTGTTTGATCTATTTCAAAACCTTTAGGCATTGAAACATCTCCGTAATATAAACTTTGCTCTGATAATACTTTCTTCTGCATGACTGTAAAATATATAACAGTTATATATTTTAATACAAAAATGTCAATTATGGTAAATGATTTACTAATTCCCAGCCAGTTGTATTATCTGCTTGATAAGCAGTTTCATTCCAAACATAAAACCATCTGTGAGTATTGGCTTCGTTTTGTGAAGTTTGTTCTTCAGTTAATGCTGGAGCATCACCAAGAGGTGATTTCCAAGAAGCTGATGCAATATGTTTTACCCAAGAAGCGTAAGATTTTATAGGCCAAAAGATTTGATTATCTTCGTCCCAAGTATAACCTATACCTGCGTAGTTTCCTCTTAATGGAGTTTTACCATTTATATGTGTATTATTAATTGTATTATAAGAAGTTTGAATCCATAAATGAGCAGGCCAGTTATTGTGAGTTTCTAAATATGTTTGTCCTACTGATTCATCTTCTTGTTGATTAGAATTAAGTAAGTCTTTATCATCTACAACTAAAACTTGTAAGACCTCATTGTTTTCACTTATTTTTGCAAAATGTGCCATAATTTTTACCTATTGAAATTTATACCTTATAATTACTATACCTGAGCCTCCAGATCCGCTTGGTCCGCAAGCTCCACTAGATCCACCGTTTCCACCGCCGCCTCCACCAGTATTAACAGTTCCTGGAGTTGCTGCAGCAGTTCCTGCTGAACCTGCTCCACCACCACCAGCTCCACCGGCTGCACCAAGACCACCAGCACCTGTCCAACCGCCGCCTCCGCCGCCGCCAGAAAAATATTTTACAGAACCATCTGGTCCAGGAGTACCAGCAGCTGGATTAATTGCTGTTCCTGCTCCTTGACCTCCTACTTCACCAGAAGCACTAGATGACCCAGTTCCGGCATTAATAGCTCCTCCGCCTCCGCCTCCACCGAAGCCACCATTAGGACCTCCATCTGTTCCTTGTGGAGGACTTACTGGAGGTGTGTTACCTATTCCAACGGATGCGCCACAATAAGCTCTTCCTCCACCAGATCCTCCATCTAAACTTAATGTTGCAGTCCAAGTACCTCCACGACCCCCTCCTGCTGATGTAATAGTTGATGAGCCTGCAAACTCTGAATTGCTTCCCGGAGAAGCTGAACGAGAAGGTGCTGGATTAGTATATGGTCCATTTGCACCGCTACCTCCTCCTCCAACTGTAATTGGATAACCTGTTGCTGTTACTGGTAAAGCACTAACACACGCTCCTAATGGACTAGCAGTATAACAACCTGATGCTGTTCCTGAAGACATTCTTGCTCCTCCAGCTCCACCTCCACCAGCGTGCCTTACTCCACCTCCACCACCACCAGCAACTACTAAATAATCTACTGTTTCAGAACCATTTGCACAACCAACAGCATTAACTGTAAATGTACCTGGTCCTGTAAATGTGTGAATTTTAAAATCTCCTGATTCTGTAACTGTTCCTCCAGAAGCACATATAAATGA